TTTAATTGCCTCTTCTATCACTTTAACAGATGGTTTCTGATATTTTGTCTCAAACTTATAGGATGAGTATCTAGACAGTGAAGCTTTGAATGTTGCAAAATCCAAGTATGAATGTTTCAATGAGTCAAAAAAACATTTATAAATCATGTTATCTGTCTGATCTCCAAATAATGATTTCAGATGATTCTTCTTTAGATGCCCACCCCAGAGAGAGAGATGCACATTGAATTCATGGTCTCTTAAATCAAAATCTGATTCTGATCCCATATGTTCCCTTCTTGCTTCTCTCATTTTTAACTCATATTCAACAATTTTATCCAACACTTTCATATCTGCAGATCCTTTGCTCATTAAACCAAAAGAATGAAAACAAGCTAAGTATGAAACATATATACAGATTTCAAATCTTTCTTCAACTCTCAAAGTTACCAAGTCAATCATACCTGTTAATGAGTCAGCGTTACTCTCATTAACATCCTCACTTAATTCTATTTCTGAGTTCCTGACAGATTTGGGAATTTCTATAGACATCATTCTTATCGCTTCTTTCATGTTTTTAACTATCCAAACTGACAAGCCTGATCTCATTGGAGGGAATTTCTCAAATAATTTACTTGGATCAGATGATATGTCACCTGAGCAACACTTCATCATTATTTCTCTCCATAAATATAATATGTCAGATGTTGATTGTTTATTGTCCATCATCACTAGAAATGTAAAACAAACTTTTGGTACAACATGACTTAAAATTTTATCTCTTTCATACAGATATTTAGATGATATATCAAAATACAAACTAATCAAATCCTCATATAATTTTAATCCAATGTTTATCTTTTCTCTTGAAGTTGATCTAAATTCGAATATGGCTATATTCTCATCTGAATATATTGGAATATCAAAGCAATCAGACCAATCAACAATTTCAAAGTCAGATTTATGATACACAAGCGAATAAAATAAATGTGATCCAGTTGGCTTTGACATTATAGACCACTTTGTCCCTAATACCCGCTTCACAAGTATTTCATTCTTTCTTATCTTCTTCTGAATTTGCATATTAAGTTCCTGAAATATTAATTGCATGTCTTTAATTAATAATAAAGCCTTATTAGATCTCACACTTTTATATTCTAAAAATGATTTATCAAATATCTTACTTTTAATGTCTTTTGAAGATGACTGAATTAAATCATCAAATATCTGCTCATTAATATCAGCCTTTTCTTGCCATAGACTGCAGAACAAATCAAAGAATCTGTCAATAGAACTTGTATCACTCAATAAGGATATCTCTAATTTACTTTTAGATCTTTGTTCTTTCACTGTATCAGAATTTCTCAGTATTTTAGAGTTAAATCCTAATTTAGAGAACTCTACTTGCTGGCTATGACTTAATGTTATCTCCTTTCTGAATGCAATTCTCTGGTTTGTGGGCTTCCATTCTGGAAACTTGTCTGACTCAATACTTTTTAAATTTGGGAATTCAAAATTGTTTTGTAGGGCCAAATCAGAGTACACCTGATTGTAAAGGTCAGAATAAGAGTTGTTTAAGTTTATTGGCATTTTAATCATAAACTCACCATTATTTGAGCCTATTGGAAATGGGAATTTAAAGAATGAATCATTTTTCATTCTTGATCCTCTAACATCTTGATTTTTCAATAATTTATTAAAATCTGTTTCTACTGATCTAAGTCTATCGTTGCTTGAAGATATCATTGAAATTTCTTTACACTCAGAAACACATTTTTTCAATAAATTTATTTTTAGATTTGATAATCCTGAATTGACATCAAAATTTTTCCAAAAATTAACTAATCGCATTGATATCATAGGCTCCTCATTTTCTATATATAAAGGATTTTTGAGCATGAGCATTTTGAATTTATCTCTCTTCTGTTTCAAATCATCATCCTCATTGAAAGAAAGACCATAATCAAAACATAATTTGAAATAAATTGAAAGCCCAAACGCCATTATTGAGGATAAATAATTGCAAAAGTCTCTTGTTAACTCAATATCAGAGACAACACATGATTGGGAGACAATTATGACACCAGATAAGCAGTCAATTTTCGATCCTCTCAACTTTTCATCTAAATCATTCCTCTTGTTTCTATATGACAACTCTGAAGATTCATCTATGCTTGAGTTTTTGGTTCCAACTTCTAAAACATAAATTTTCCCATCTTCGATTTTAATAAAATCAGGTGTCATATTTAAATATGGTATTTCAGATGGGTCATATGGAGCAGATTTCAATTCAATTAATTTCTTATCAGTTTTCTCTTTTGAGATTGCTAGAGAAACAATCTCATGAACAATCTTATATGGATTGTCTTTCTTGATTGTTAATTTAAAAGACTTGCCAGGTAGTTCCATTAACGTCATCACAGCTGATTTTGCTTCCCAAATTTCTGTTTTATCAGTTGTCAGTGTGACCTCCACTTCAGTCTCGTTTATCACAAAGTCAACACTCACATTTACTCTTTGCAGATCGTATGTTTCATATGTTTTTACTAATCCATTGAACTTCTTTTCCTGAAATAATGGATCCATGATAGCTATTCTATATTTAATTTATTACCC